CGCCCTGTGTACTTTATCAGCGATCAATTGGGGCAATGTAAAAAGCCCACATGACTTTGAGAAAATGTGTAAGTTGGCAGTACGAGGACTAGACGCACTTCTAAGTTATCAAGGATACCCAATCAAAGCGGCCCGTAAAGCCACAGAAGAGTTTAGACCTTTAGGTATAGGCATCATTAACTTTGCTTATTTCTTGGCTAAAAATGATGTAAGTTATAGTGACCCAGAGGCATTGCCCCTGGTAGATGAGTACGCAGAAGCCTGGTCTTACTATTTGATTAAGGCTTCTGCAGACTTAGCAGAAGAACAAGGCGCATGTACTAGATGGAACGATTTAAAATCTGCACAAGGTCGTTTACCTATTGACACATACAAACAGGATGTTGATGAATTGGTTAAGCACCAAGAACGTATGCCGTGGAAAGAACTACGAGCTCAAATCAAACGCACAGGTCAACGCAATGCAACACTGATGGCACTAATGCCTGCAGAGACAAGTGCGCAGATCAGTAATGCTACTAACGGTATTGAACCGCCACGCAGTTTTGTAAGCATTAAAGGCTCAAAACACGGCCATTTGAAGCAGGTTGTACCTGAATATAGGCGTCTAAAGAACCGTTATGAACTACTGTGGGATCAGACTACCCCAGAAGGTTATATTAAGTTATGCAGTGTATTACAAAAGTATATTGACCAAGGTATTAGTGTAAATACATCTTACAATCCACAACACTACGATGATGAGAAGATTCCAATGTCGTCGATGTTGCAACATCTATTAATGTGTTACAAGTATGGATTGAAGCAGTTGTACTACTTTAACACATACGATGGACAAGGTGAGTACTCAGTAGAAGAACTAGGCGAAGCAAAACAGCAAGAACTTGAGATATTAGATGATCAAGAAGATTGCGAAAGTTGTGTAATTTAAGAGAGAAAACATGAGCGTATTCAATACTAAAAATAATAAAGATCATACCAAGTCACTTGCGTTCCTAGACGAAGCAGGTACTCCGGCAATACAGAGATTTGACACACTAAAGTATCGTCAATTTGACAAGTTGACAGACAAGCAGTTGGGTTTCTTTTGGAGACCTGAAGAAGTCGATGTTATGCGTGATGCAAAAGACTTTAAAGAACTTACTGAGTATGAAAAGCATATCTTCACCAGCAATCTTAAAAGGCAGATCTTGTTAGATAGTGTACAAGGACGCTCACCTAATCTAGCATTCCTGCCTATTGCTACTATCCCAGAGTTGGAAACTTGGATTGAGACTTGGGCATTTAATGAAACAATACACAGTCGTAGTTATACACATATTATTCGTAATGTGTACAGTGACCCAAGCACAGTGTTTGATGGGTTACGTGATATTAAAGAGATCGTTGATTGCGCCAAAGACATCAGTCACTACTATGATGATTTGATTGAAAGTGTGCAGTACTACAACTTACTTGGTGTAGGCAAACATAAGGTCAATGGCAAGGAAGTTGTGGTTGATCGTTATGAACTAAAACGTAAATTATGGTTATGCTTAAACAGTGTAAATGCACTAGAAGGTATACGTTTTTACGTATCGTTTGCTTGCAGTTGGGCATTTGCTGAACTTAAAAAGATGGAAGGCAATGCTAAAATTATCAAATTGATTGCACGTGATGAAAACGTACATTTGGGCAGTACACAAACACTACTTAAAATATTACCTCAAGACGACAAAGACTTTGTTAAGATCCGAGAAGAAACCAAAGAGGAATGTGAAAAGATGTTCCTTGGCGCCGCTTCACAAGAAAAAAACTGGGCAGAATATTTGTTCAAAGACGGTAGTATGATTGGACTAAATACAGAACTATTGTGCCAGTATATTGATTGGTTAACCTGTAAGCGTATGACAGCAGTAGGACTTAGTTGTGGTATTAAAACAGGTAGTAACCCATTACCTTGGACACAAAAATGGATTGCGGGTGCAGAGGTACAAGTGGCGCCACAAGAAACAGAAATCAGCAGTTATGTGATTGGTGGTACTAAACAGGACGTAGACTCAGACACGTTTAACGGATTCACCTTGTAATGAATTTTGATTTTAGTAAAGTAGCTGGCTATTTGATTCCTGTCCTTATGAGTCTTATAGTATGGCTGTTTACAACTATCAATGAACAAGAAGAAAAACTAGCAATACTAGAATACAAGATGATGCTGTTGGTAACACCAGATGGCAAAATTGTGCCTAGTGGCGGCAGTGCTAGAGTTAAAGCAGAGATCAACGAAGAAATACATCAACTCGACAAAAGAATTACAATACTAGAAACAAAAGAGAACAAATGATAACAGTATATTCAAAAAACAACTGTCCTTATTGCACAAGGGCCAAAGCATTACTAGAACTTAACGACATCGAGTACACAGAGATAAACATCGAACAGGACTCAAATGCAAGAAAACGTATCGTTGAGGCTGGGTTACGTACAGTTCCTCAGATTTATATCGACGATCAATTACTACCTGGTGGCTACAATGGCTTAGCAGGTCAATCACAAGAGTTTTTCAATAACCTCAAGGAGGGTTAACATGCTAGTACAAAATAGTAAATGGGAAGGACAAATCTGCGCATTAAAACTAATCACTGGTGAAGAGATAGTTGCAAAGATTGCAAGTGAAACAACAGATCAATACAATGTTGAGAGGGCATGCAATGTAGTGCCTGGCCAGCAAGGCGTAGGATTAATTCAAGCGTTGTTTACAGCAGATCCACATACTAGTGCGTCTATTCAAAAAAACCATGTTGTTATGATTGCTGAGTGTATTGACCAAATTAAAACACACTACATCAAGACCACAACAGGTTTAGAAATAGTTAAGTCTTAACTAGCCGCCTGCAAACACAGTAGGCGAGCCGCTTATCATAGCACCAGCATCAGCACTGTCACCGATACGCCCTACACTAATACCGTTGATAAAAACACTACCGGATCCAGCATTTAAGAATGCTACGTGTGGCACACAGTCCCCGGCATCTATTAAATGAGATACAGTTGGAGCACCAACTACTATAATGTCAATATCGTTAGCATGCACAGTACCGTCGGTATTTGGAGCGGCAATAACTGTCACAGCGTCACATCCATGACCGGTTGATAAACTATCCCCTACTCTACATATTGCTGGCATAACATGTATTTATACCAAAAAAATTGATTATAACCCAATATTATAGTATAATAGCAGTTGTTAACTTACATCCGACTCGCTTTTAAATATTGAATGCGGTAAGATAGGAGAGAAACATGAAACAAAATCTAACCAAATGGGTAAGATTAGTAACATTTTTTCTAGGAGCGTGGCTGGTAGCATACGGAATAATTGCAGTCACTGGTAATGTCAAAGCACCAGCAGTAAAAGTAGTAAGCGCAGAAACTATCGAGATTATTAACACAACAGTAAAGCAACCATCTGTTGATATGAGACAGCTTAGGCGTGACCTGGATTGTCTTGCTAGGAACATCTACTGGGAAGCTCGTAGCGAGCCATACCATGGTATGGTTGCTGTAGCACAAGTTACTCTCAACAGAGTAGCGCACAAAAGTTTCCCCGATGATATTTGTGATGTGGTATATCAAGGCCCAACCAGAGCATCCTGGAAAGACAGCAGTGTTTACTATCCTATTAAACATCGCTGTCAGTTCAGTTGGTATTGCGATGGCAAATCAGACCATATCCCATCAGTTAACCAAACTGTTTTTGACCGTTGCTATGAAGTAGCCAGACAGGTATTAATTGAAGGCAAGAGATTACCTGGCTTAAAACAAGCAGTGTTCTATCATGCAGATTATGTTAGTCCTGGGTGGCGCTATCCCAAGTTAGCCAAAATTGGCACACATATATTTTATGGTGACAGAAAAAGCCGAAACTAAAAACCCCCAACATTGTAGCCAAATAAATACTTGTGGAGGTTTAGTATGTCAAAGATTTTATTTTTTCTATTGTTTATTCCCACTTTGGTATTGTCAGCAGAAATGCACCAGATGAACGAAAATGATCTGGCACTGGATATCAGCAATGCTGACACAGTACAAAATGGTCGTGAATGGTATGACAGACGCTGTTCGTTTTGCCATGGTGGTCAAGGCAAAGGTGGCAAAGGTCCTTGTCTAACATGCGGCAAGTTTACATACAGTGCAAATACCAATATGGCTATATTCACAACCATTAGCGTTGGTATTACCAATCAGAGTTTAGGTGGTACAATGGGTGCATTTGGTACAACAATTGATGGTATGGATATTGTTGCTATTGTAACATACTTACGGTCTGAAGAAAGACGCAGAATTGAGTCTGGTGAGATTAAAGATCCATACATTGTGCAAGAACAAATGGTCTTCCCTGAATAAAGGATAGTAAAATGAGCAAGCCTGTAGCAGATGATTTTGAAGTAATTGAAGAAGCGCAAGAGCAAGACATAGGTGAAGAGGACTATGGCTTTGTGTTTGACTCAGAAGGCAATTTGAAATACGCCTTTGTTCCGGAAGCAACATTTGACAATAACCCGCCAAAAATTATCAAAAAGATTATGAAACTGTTGGATGTTACTGACATAGAACAGTTCAATAACGACATCACAATCCACTAAAAAACCGCCTATTTCGGCCCAAACCAGTCTAAATATGACTTAAAAAAGTCCTTATAAACCAACGACTTACAGTTTTGGTTGACTTGTTGCCCAAAATGCTCTATAATACTACGTATATTAACTAATAAGGAGCTAAACAAAATGACTGAGACACAACGAAAAACATTTATAAATTACTGTTACGAGTTTTACGGTATCGGTGGTATTTACGATTTGGGTGTTACTATGCAGGACGTCGCAGATGCGGTTGCATTATATAAAGTTAAGTGTAACCGTTACCCAGAAATGTGGGGCGATGGAGATAGTGTAGACCGTGAAAGAGTTCGTGATATTTTGGTTGCGTTATTTCATAATAAGGAGGCTGTATGA